AGTATGGATACAAATAGTGAAAGTATACCTAATCCGTAGGTAAAAACATCAGTTCCAATATTTGGAGTGAATTCACATGTGTAGTAGAATAGGTAAGTATAGCTACCCATTAAGAGTATTCCAGGAAGTGGGAACACTATTAGGTAAAGGAATCTGATAAGCAATCTCATGGCTGTTGGGTTTAGGATGAGTGTAAATGAAAGAACTAGATGCTAACTTAAAAAGAAGAGGCTTAATTACCCTCACTGACCGTTAAGCAGGTTGAAGCTAAGACACCAATTTACCATACAGGCTAGGTTTGGAAGACCTAATTTAACGTGTAACTAGTGTGCCTATAAATTAGTAGTTACATAGGTATAAGCTATTGTGGTACCCAATTAATTGGATATTTAATTCTTTTTGCTCTTGGAGAGGATTAAGAAAGGAAGTATTAGTATAAACAACCCAAACACAACCCAAACAAAACCACATATAATCCAAACGATCTCGATTAAAAACTGTTTCATGAAGACTTATTTTGACAAAGGCTGTCTGTATATAACAGGATAATGGGACGAAGAGCCGAAGCCCCCCGTCCTACCGTCCTACTACTGTCAGAGCCCAGGCCCTGCTGCCTCGAATGCTGGATTTGGCACCAAAGCAACTAGCACTTGTGGCTCAGCAGCAGCTACTACTGCCAACGTAACAACTGGCTCAGCCATGCCTATGCTAATGCCGAACTGTGTTTGTGGCACCCAAGTTGGCAAGCTACTGCCCTCCGAGTTACCAACGAACTCCGCAGAACGATAGACAGGGTGGCCGTTCATGAAATAGCCCTTGCCTGTAGTGCCTATTTGCACCTGCTTATCCTTTGCGTGGAAGGGCTGGTTGCTCCTCTGCACCCTAATGTGGCCCTTAATCGTAGAGCCGTGTTCGAGCTTGAACTTATCTAAGTAGCCCTGCAATTGCTCCTCTGTACCCTTAAGGAAAGCAACGGCTGCACTTTTAACAAATGCCTTTTCCCCGAAGTAATCCTCCTGAGCTATTACTTCGCGGACCATGATACTGAACACCTCAGTATCGTTTATTCTGTTGATGACGGTAATTTCACCGTCTGTCAATTTGCCTTCAATTGTGACCATGTCTGATAAAGATTTAAATGTTAATAAATAGCTTCGAAAACCCCCTCGGGGATTCTAGGCTAAAAATTAGGAGGGGTGCTTAATAGGTTATAGGATACTGAAACCGTACAAAAACCAGAAAAAATAAAAAAAGTTAAAAAAATTAGGTTTTCTGAAAAATATTGCCTATCTTTGCATTTGTTCAGCTTCCCTGGGAATAGCAACCTAACGAGAATTAAGCTCCAGGAAAAACCGAGTTTTATTAGTAGCCTCATCTTTAAGTAGATAGGATGGTGAAAAAAGTTACCTTGGCAGAACAAAAACGACACTGATATAAAGGTAGGTGCGTGGATGGATTAGACAGAAGTAGTCTGGTGAAGTAACACCAAAGAAATCATCCCGAGCTAGAGAATCACTGCCTACTGGAAAATCGCTGTTAAACAAACAATAACGACACAAAAAAAAAAATACTGTGTTGTAAAGGATTTTTTATGTTCAGTTAATAACAAAAATGAAAGATAAAGACTTTGAGTGGGATGATATAGACGATAGTCAAGATATCCCTGAGGATATATGAGGTTTAAACTAAGATATAGTGGAAACTATACACCAAACCCTAGTAGGTTTAGGATACTGGGCGACCCAGTATTGCTGGGAAATAATGTGTGGGAGTATGAGGTGGAGTACCTTGAGGGTGTGTCCACTTTTAATGATAAATGGTATAACGAAAATTAAATGATAATAAATGCACCACTCCGTTCTGGGGTGAATATAGGTACATGGAACCTATCGAAAGTTACTAAGGTTTGTAATGGAGGAACTTGGTCTGAGGATCCTAACAACTTTGCTACAGACGCACAATTAAACGCATTGGCTGCTTCTGGGAAGGAAGTAGTCTACTCTGTTTGTTTAAAAAGAACCCCTGCACAAGAATTGGCCGAGGTGAATAGATATATTTCAAAGGGTATCACTATAAACAGTGTTCGACTTGGTAATGAAGAAAGCCAAGACTCTTCTCTAGATGGGGTTTGGCAAAATGCTGCATTTGCTTTTGGGGAGTCTGAAGCTGAGATTTATTTTAATAAAGCACAACTGTACTCAGCAGTGCTGCCCTACTCTAAGATATATTCTGGTGAGTTTCCCTCTAACCAACAAGGAGTTAGGTTCAAACTATTTAGAGAGGGTTGGAACTCTAAGCTTATAAGCCTTATGGGGCCTACTGATAGGTTAGACATGCACATATATCAAAACTATGGTAAGGTTGAAATAGATTTGTCCTACTTTGATACTGTAGCAACTTGGCCTAACGGGGTAGTTATTATAGAGTCTGGGGTAGCATCCTCTACTATCACAGCTTCTACGGATGTTTACACTATTACAGTTGGCTTGTGGACTAAGATTAGAGCTAAGATGAGGTCTATAGATGAGTTTGGTCTACAGCTTATGGAAAACCTAACTTCTAATATAGGGTTAGTTTTTAACGGTGCTCTTACTCCTCTAGGAGAGTGGATAAACGGATTATATATTAATGGTGAAGAGCCAGGAGACCCTGTAGTGAGGGTAGTTTACGTGCACTACCTATTTCCAGCTTGGATCTCAGGTATCTATTCGTACGGGTTGTATGACCTTTCTGACGGAAGGAAAAGGGTGTTTGCTAAGAGTCTTAAATCAGAAGCTCTTGTAGAGGGAAGTATATGGGTGAATTAAATTTGGTTATTACAAAAATTTTACTTACCTTTGTACAGTGGATACAAGTAAATGTATAATATGTGAGGAACAAAGGTTTACGTACCTATCAGGAAAGTGCATAGAATGTACTTTTGGCTGGAGGTGGGAGCTTGAAAGTGAAAATAAAAAAGATGATTGACTATGACGACTATGATGATGAGGTGAACGATGATGAAGTGTATGAAGACTCTTTTTTCGAGGGGGTATCAGACTTAGTAAAAGACTTTCACTCTAATGGGCACTATGAAATACACGTCTGTACTAACGGAGATATGTTTGATATGGCAGATGTGGCCTCTATATTTGATACACCAGAAAAACTAGAGGAAATTGGGTTTGGGGTGAGAAATAGGACTGTAGTGGCCCTAACACCCTCTGGTTTAGAAGTGCTACTTCATAATGGTTTTTCCTCTGTAGAGATAATAAGGGAATTCGATTACGAAGAAGATGACTATTAATATAAAAACAGATAAGAAGGGATACTTCTTGAGGTATTACGAGTTAATGAATCCTTTTTTTAATTTACCCCCTTTAGAAAGAAGGGCCTTAGCACTAATAGCTGAGGAATACTGGATCAACTACGAAGCAATTGGTAAGGAGGATATAGCTTGGAGGTTATCTATGGATTACGATGCTAAGATGAGGGTGAGAGAGTCCTTAGGAGACATTTCTTTTAACTCTCACGCTAATATACTTACATCCTTGAGAAAGAGGGGGGTTATAGTAGACAATAGAATAGTACACCCGTATCTTATAGGTAACAGTAAAGATACTACACTTACTTTTAAGTTTACAATAAATGAGGAAGGACCAGACAATAAGAAACATAGCTAACAAGATATCCATAGAAAAGATCCAACCTAAAAGTGTTGTGTACACAATAGTAGAAAACTACTATAAGATGATAAAGGAGGATATAGTAGCACAAGAAAATATATGGGACTACAAGACTTTTTTAATACCCAGTCTGGGTAAATTCACATTAAAGTTTAAACCCAAACTAAAAAAAGATGAGTGGAGAATACAAAATACTAACAATCCTACAGAAGGACGGCAAAGATCTGGAGATATACGATTCAATACTGAATCAGAGGTTAGAGAAAGAGACCAGGGAGCAGTACATCCTACGGAGGAAATTAAACGAGATGAGGGCAAAGAAGAAGGACTTTATCCACATATCAAGTTTCTTGATCCCTTCGATTGATGAAGATGGTAAGATACTGAGGGATGGTAAATCTAACATTATTTATAAGGGTAAATCCAAAGGGGTAACCTATAGGAGACCTAAGAAAGTGCAGGATGAAAGTAAGAAAAAAGATCATATGAGTCTTATAGAAGACTTTGAGAAGATTCTTATTGAAAGAAAGAAGGAAGAATTAAAAAAAATAAAATAGTGGATAAAGATTTAAAGTTCGGAGAACAGGAAGTAAAACATTACACAGAGGAGGAAGCAGAAGCACTCCTCGACAAAATAGGTTTAGAACCTATAACAAGCTCAGTGATATTCTACATAGAACCTAAGAAAGAGGAGGAAGATACCACTCTAGAAATGGAGTCATTGGAAAATGAGCATAGGGGTGGGAGGAAGTATATTAAAATACTAGCTGCGGCAGAAAATTGCTTGAAAGTTAAAAAGGGAGACTACGTAATACCTAGGTTTCAGTTCCATGAAAATGGGGTGTATATGCCACCTACAAAACCACTTATGATAGACGACTGTTTTTATCATGTACTAGAGGAGCATCAATTGCTAGCTATAGTTAAAAACCCCCCTCTATGATAAGAGAAGTACATTTTGGCAAAGATGTAAGGGATAGGCTTCAGAAGGGTGTAGATATAGTTGCAGATGCAGTTAAGTCTACCCTTGGTCCTAAAGGTAGGAATGTTATAATAGATAAAAACTATATAACTCCCCATATTACAAAAGATGGAGTTACGGTGGCTAGGAGTATAACTCTTGAGGATCGTTTTGAGAACATGGGTGTCTCTATGCTACAAGATGTAGCTACTAAAGCCCTAGATCAATCTGGGGATGGTACTACAACGGCTATAGTACTAGCCCAAGCTATACTTAAGGAGTCTATGTCCTTAAGGGATAGGGATGATACTAATACTATCCAGCTGTATGAAGAGATTCTGCTTGCAAAAGATATTATGAAAGAGAAGTTGTTAGAGATAGCAACTCCTATAAAGAATAAAGAAGATCTCTATTCTGTAGCTCTTATATCTTCTAATGGGGATAAAGAAGTGGCCTCTTTAATATCTAATGTGTACCACGAAGTTGGTAAGGATGGTTCTATTACGGTAGAGGATTCTTCTACTGAAAGGTCTTGGTATGAAATAACAGAGGGTACTAGTATAGAGCAGGGGTACGTATCTCAATACTTTGCAGAAGATGAGGGTAAAGGTGTAGTTAATTTTGAAGATGCTTATGTTCTAATTACTTCTGATAAATTTGAGACTTTAGAACAAGTACAGGGTATTATGCCATTCCTACAAGAGGCCCACAAGAAAGGTCGACCAGTTCTTTTTATAGCAGAAGAGTTTGATTATGCAGGTTTGCACACTCTATTAGATAATAGACTGAGGAATAGTCTTAGGATTGTTTGTGTAAGAGCCCCATCAGTTGCTACCCTTAGGCAAGAGATACTTAAAGACTTGGCTGTAATAACTGGGGCTCATGTAATGAGTGCTAAAGAGGGGACTCCTATTAACAAACTCAAAAATACTTACGTAGGTACAGCCACACGAGTGATTGTAACTAGGGATAAGACTACTATTATAGGTGGCGGTGGTGATAAAGAAGCTCTTAAACAGAGAATTGATATCATTAAAGAGAATATTACCACTATGGGTAAAGATAAGTGGGGGCAAAAAAGATATGCAGATAGGATAGCCGTACTTGAGGGTAAGGTTGCCAGAGTTTATATAGGTGCTTTTACAACAGTTGCCCTAAAAGAAAAAAAGGATCGTGTCGATGACGCTCTCCAGGCAACTAAAGCTGCACTAGAGGAGGGTATAGTCCCTGGTGGTGGTCATACACTTATGGTAATAAGAGAGTTTATACCAAAAACTCCAGGGGGTAGTATTTTGTACAGAGCTTGTGCAGCCCCATTTAATAACATTCTTTTGAATGGTGGTTATGACCCCTCAGTATTTAAACTAGAGCAAGGGTTTGACGCCAGAAAGGGGGAACACTGTAATCTTTTAGATTCAGGTATCATAGACCCAATGAAGGTGACAAGAGTGGCACTAGAAGCAGCTTGTTCTATAGCGGGTCTTCTAATGACTACAGAGTGTGCAATAGTGAACCATTTGAATGAAAATGATCTGGCCCAGTTGCAAAGAGGTAGTAAAGATAATTCATCTAATTTTAGTTAAATGATTAAAAATAAATATAACGTAGGAGATAAAGTATACTATAATCTACCAGGGGGAGAACAAGGTATTGTACTAGATTGGTGTTACTATTTTACTTCAAATACAATAGTGTATGAAGTTACATGGGGCCCGGGACAATCATTTCCTTGTACAGATAAGGAACTTATAACTGAAAAGATAGTATATTAATGGGGCTACTGTCGACATTTGATGAAGAGGAGAACTTTTGGAATGTATATCCGCAATTTAAAATAATGGGATTGTACAAGGATCTTTATAAAAAGGATCCTGTGCACAGCTCTAAAATAATGTGGGCTATAGCATTCCTTTGTGACCCCTCTGAAAGTAATATTTACAGGAATATTCCTGAGGATGAAAAAATGCAAGTGTTGGCTACAGACTTTCTAGAGGACTCAAAGTTTTCTTGGGAGGACTACTTGGAAGAGATACACCAATTTAAACAGATGGCACTCTCTCAAGCAGAAAGAAGCTTAGTCACATGGAACGAAACTATGGCAATGAGGGATAAAGAGGTAAAAAACCTTTACAAGATGGCACTTAAATCAGGAGATTTAGACGCTATAAAAACCTTAGACAGCATTTTAGCTAATACAGCTAAGTTCTATGCAGACTATGAGAAGGTTGCTAAAGCTTATAAAGAAGAGTTAAACAAACTAGGTAGGGGTGGTAAAATACAATCCCTTTCTAGCTCTAATGAAATATGAATGAAGAAAAAAAATACAGGGTGCACTTATTAATGAAAGTGGAGGGGCCTGACAGTAAAACTTATAGGGTAAAAAGAAATCTCAGAACTAGTGAAGTTGGTGTACTCAAAGATGACTTCGAGGAGGTCTTTGAATCTTTTGGTATAGAAGTAGAAGAAGTAGTAAGTAGATTTATAAATTTAGTCGATGAACAGTAAAGAAAATAAAACACATGTAGTGTTTATACACAATAACACACCTAAATCTTTTGGTGAGTTGCAAACTAAGGTAATAAAAAAGTTTTCTATGGTTGATGGGGACACGGTGTTGTTCCACATGGTAGAAAGCAGAAAAAGTCCCTACAAAGTACCTTTGTACCAAACTAGGCCCAAGGGTTGGAGGTTTTGGAAAAGTACTGTAGTAGATTTAAAAGAATTAGAACTAACACAAAAAAAGTCTTGGGTAGAAGGTAAGTACTTTTCTGTTAGTGGAGAAATAAAATTAAGCCTTGCAGGAGACGAAAGAGCAATACAATTCTAAAGACTTTCTTCTAAAAGAAATTCCTTATTTTAATCCTGTATCACAATCCCATAAAAGGGCCTCGTGGTGGAAGGAGCAAAAGAGGAGAAGTATTGAGGGGTTCTGGCATTCTGGAAAATGGATGCCAGGCCTTCTTTATTTTTATGTGAATTTCTGTAAGATAGAGATGTCCCACGATAAAAGTAAAAAGATGGTAGCCCCTTGGTTGAGAGATCTTGAGTGGGACAAGGCCTTTGTGAAAGCAGAGGCTATGGGCTTTTCGGGGTTCGAGGATGACCAAGATTTTTCTTGTAACCACCTATTAAAAGGTGATTTATCAGATGATGAACTGAAGAAATATCATACTATAGACCAAGACACCCAAAAAATAAATACCAGGTCCTACAACAACTTATTTAATAAGAAAGGGGAAAGGAAAGCTTATGTAAACCCTAGGGTATACTTAAGGAAGTTACACAATGAAAATAAGGGGAGAGCTGTATGGTTAAACCATGCTCACAATCTTATAGATCTTGAATCACGAGATGGTGGTAAATCCTTTAATGCAGCAGGGGAAATAACACACGACTTTTTATTTGATGGTGCACTATACTATGATGAGTACCTAGAGGGTAAAAAAGAAGGTAAGGCAGGTGTAACCCAAATCTTAGTGGGTTCGATTAATGCTACTTATGGTAATGCCCTACTTAAGAAGTTCAAAGATATGTTAGCCTTAATGCCAGGAAAGGTATTGTATAATGGTGTGGAGTACCCCTCACCATTTTCTGTTAGTACCTCAGGGTCTCTTAGGTCTGGGATGAGGTTTGTAAACGAAGATTCTGGGTCTCAGGTAATCCATGTAACCTTTAAAGATAATCCAGGAGTTGCAGCTGGACTCCGTTGTTCTAAGGTATTTCTAGAAGAGGTGGGGTACATGAATAATATTAAAGATGTTTTAGCGGGGCTAAAGGACGTAGTGTCTGCCAGTGGAGAGCAATATGGAGTCATCCATATGTTTGGAACGGGTGGACTGTCAAAAGGATTAGCTGCAATCCACACAATGGATATTATGTTTGACCCCTTAGCATATAATTGTTTAGGGTTCCCTGATAAGTGGGAAAATAGAGATAGTCCTATAGGGTATTTTGTACCTGGGACGATGGTACTTAACCAGTTTAAAGAGGGGTTTAACTTAGAAACAAACTTTAAGAGAGCAGAGGATTGGGTAACTGAGTATAGAAAAGAGGTAGAAAAAAACAAAGAGCTTTACGCAGGTCGTATAATCAATAGGCCACTAGTGCCTAGTGAGATCTTTTATAACCAAGACTCTAACTTCTTTCCTACTATAGATCTCAAAATGCAAAAGGGGGATATAGAATCAGACCCTAAAAGGTATGAGTACGCCCACTGGAGGGGTTTCTGTAGAGTAAGGGCAGATAATGTAGAGTTTCAAATAACAGGTGACGAGCCTATAAGAAAATACCCCTATAAATCTACAGCAGCCCACCAAGGTTGTGTAGAGATATTCGAGCATCCTGTAGAGATAATGGGGGAGGTTCCAGGTGGAATTTACATAGCAGGTTGTGACCCTGTAGATGATGATGGCTTTGAGGGGTCTCTTCAGTCAGCATTTATAATGCATAGGCTTACTAGGCGAATAGTAGCAGAGTATACAGCTAGACATGCTACAGTAGCAGAGTATTACGAGAACCTTAGAAAGCTCCTTATTTACTATAATGCTAAATGTAATTACGAAAGTAATAAAAAAGGATTGTTTGCATACTTTCAGAATAAGAGGTCATTACATCTTTTATGTGAAACCCCTAAAATACTGCATGATAAAAACATGCTTAAAACTCAATCGGCCCTCAACAAGTCTTATGGCACTCTAGCTAGTAAAGAAGTCAATAAGTTTGGTAGAGATCTTCTTAAAACTTACCTTTTAGATAACTCTTATAAAAATCCTGAAGTCAACAATGTATTTACTATAAGGTCTCTAGGTATGGTACTGGAACTCTTGTTTTGGAATCCAGAAGCTAACTTTGATAGGGTGTCTGCTTTGGGTATGTTAATGATACTTTTATCAGACCAAGAAATGATGAGTACAGAGTCTGTTGTTAATAAAGTCTCTGCATCTGCGGATGCATTTTGGGACAGACCCTTTAAAGGGAAAAGCCATAATAATATGCACAAATTACTTAATATACCCCCAAGAATTCAATGAGTATTAAAATAAATATCGTATTATTGTAAGTTATGAGAGGAAGATCGGTTCAAACATTCCCGTCCCAAAATAGGTCTACCAGTTCTAAAGTCAATGACAAGAACTGGCAAAAAGCATGTATAGATGGAGCTGAGGCCCTTACTATCTACTCCAGAGATCTTATCAGAGAGAGTTTGTATAATAAGGCTATAAACTACGATCTAGCTAATGGCATACTAAATATAGGGGACCTAGAAAAGGTATGTAACCCTATGGGGTTTGAGGGGGACTTTCCTGCTACATTGCAGAATTACCCTATTGCTATACCTAAATTAAACCTCTTGATAGGAGAAGAGGAGAAGAGAAGATTTGAATACAAAGTTATATCTACTTCCTCAGAAAGTAACTCTGAAAAAGAAGAGAGTAAAAAAGCGGAGATTATAAAATCCCTAGCACAGTCTCTTACTACCCCAAACCAAAGCGAGGAGCAGGGTCAGGCTAATTTAGAAAAAATTGAATCTTTCTACTCTTACGAGTACCAAGACTTTAGGGAGATGATGGCATCTGATATACTTGCTTATCAGTGGCACAAACAAAATTTAAAAAGGGTTTTTAATAAGGGTATGTATGATGTACTTATTGCAGCTGAGGAGTCTTATGCTATAGATATAGTAGCAGGAGAGCCTAAAGTAAGGAAGGTAGACCCCCTTACTTTTTATACTTATGGTATGGGTAAATCCCCTTATGTAGAAGACTCTGATATCATAATCGAAGACGGTTATTTATCTACAGGGCAGGTAATTGATGAGTACTATGAAGACCTTAAACCCGAAGATATTACGTATCTAGAAGGTAGCTCTCGTACTAGTGGTGGCGGTAGAAATATAAACCACACACCAGACTACCCCAACCCAGAACCCTCTTGGAGTGCAGAGATATTTAATAGTGGCCACTTTATGTCCCCAGGGTCTGGTACATCCAGTCTTACATCTAGTTTTGATAGTGAGGGTAATATAAGAGTTACTAAAGTTGTGTGGAAGTCTAGGATTAAGCTTAAAAAAGTAACTGGTCATGATGAGGAGGGTAACCCATACGAAGATATTAGAACAGAGGAGTATAAGCTAGGAGATGGTGAGTCCTTAACTGTATTTTGGGTAAACGAATGGTGGGAGGGGACTAGGATAGGTGATGATATTTATGTTAAAGTGCAAGCTAAGCCTGTACAACTGAGAAGCCTCAACAACCTTTCTAAATGCCACCCTGGTTACGTAGGGACTGTTTATAATATTAATACTAGTAAGGCAAGGTCTATGTTTGACCAAATGAAGCCTTATCAGTACCTCTACAATATTTTTATGCGAAGGTTAGAATTAGCTTTTGCTCAATATAAGGGACCTATATACGAACTTGACATTTCTAAGAAACCTGCAGACTGGGAAACCGAAAAGTGGTTATACTATGCAGAGGTTATGGGTTGGTCTATAGTAGACGGATTCAACGAGGGTAATAAAGGTGCAGCACAAGGAGTACTATCAGGCAACTTCAATAGTATGGGTGGTAGGGTCATGAATGCTGATATAAGTGGCTTTATAAGGTCTAATGTAGACATGCTCTCCTATATAGAAGGTCAAATAGGGAGAGTCTCTGGTGTGTCACAACAAAGAGAGGGTCAAGTGGGTCCTAATGATTTAGTGGGTAGTACAGAAAGGGCGGTAACTCAATCTTCTCACATAACAGAACCCTACTTTGCCCTGCATGACGATACTAAGCTAAGAGTACTAACTGTTCTTTTAGAAACAGCTAAACATTGCTATAGGAACGAGACAGATAAAACTATTCAGTACGTACTAGATGACATGTCTGTAAGAACTTTAAAAATAGATGGAGAAGCATTAGCAGAGTGTGACTTTTCTATATTTATTTCTAGTTCTTCTAAGACTTTTGAAATAGAGCAATCTATTAAACAACTCTCCCATGCAGCAGTCCAAAACCAACAAATGGATGTATCCAAACTAATTAAGATCTGGAATGCCACCTCAATGGTTAAGATGGCTAAGGAGTTGGAAGACGCAGAAAAAGTAAAACAACTAGAAGCTCAAAAAGCCCAGGAAAGAGAACTTAAGAATAATAAAGAGATTCAAGAGTCAGCACTTGCAGCAGCAGAACAAACTAGGATAAGAGAGGATGAAAGTAAAAGGTTAGATCATGCAGATGCTTTAGAGGAGATAAGAATTAAAGGGGAAGAAGATAGAAAGACACTGCAAGTTAAGATCGCACTAGAGTCTGAAATGAGTATGATAGATGCAGATAATGACAAGATACCAGACCAACTTGAATTAGAAATGGCTGGTCAGCAAACAAGAATACAAGAGAAAGAATTAGTACTTAGAGATAAGGAGCGTATAGATAAAAAAGAAATAGAACTTAAAAAAATAGCAGCTTCTAAAAGCCATAAAAAAGCAACATAAAGCTTTAAGAATGAATAGTATTTTTTGTTAGTTAATAATTTGATGATTAATTTTGTATAACAATGGCAAATGATGTAGATTTATTTGACTTAGATTTACTTGGGAAACTGGGTATGAAAGTTGAAAAAGGAGAGGAAGAAGAAGAAATAATTCTTGATGAACCTTTAGATGAGGAAGAAGAGGAAGAGGAAAAAATTATAAAAACAGCTCAGGGAGACCCAATCTCTACAGAGGGAAATGAGGAAGACGAGGAAGATGAGGAAGATGACGACTCCCCTTTACTCAATTTTGCCCGATTGTTAAAAGAGAACGGTGTTCTCCCTGATGCTGATTTTAAAACTATAAAAAACTCAGGAGACCTTATAGGTTTAGTATCTGCACAGATACAGTCTGAGAATGAAAAGTATAAAAACTCTTTACCAGATCCACATAGAGATATCCAAGATCTTTTAGAAAAGGGATTTACCTCTCAGGAGATAAGGGAGTATAAGACTAATGAAATGACATTGGCTAATATAAGTCCAGAGGACTTAGAAGAGTCCTTTGACCTACAAAGGTCTGTGTATGAAGTATATTTAAAAACCCAAAATTACTCAGACAAGCACATTAAAAAGCTTCTCAATGTAAATGAGGTTGAAATAAAAGAAGAGTCTTTATTGGCTCTTAGTGCACTGAAAGAGAACCTTAAAGATGAAATGCAAGAAATTGCACAAACTAGGGCTAGTGAGGCTGCACAGATTAAAGCTAGTAATCAAAAAATACTAGACGACCTGAGACTTCAAGCAGAAAGTACTGAAGAGGTAATACCAGGACGAAAAATACCACTTGCTCAACGCAAGAAGTTGTTTGACATGATAGTAAATCCTATCAAAACAGAGAGTGGAATAGTGAATGCTATTCAAAAAACCAGAGAAGAGGACCCAATGAAGTTTGATATCACCCTGGCCTACCTCATTAACCAAGGAGTATTCTCTGGTAAATGGGACTCTATAATGAAAGTGGCAAAAACACAAGCAACTAAAGAATTTGAAACTTCTCTATACAACAGTGCTAGAAGTACTGGGAAAGCGGGAAATCAAACCCAGGAGATGTCGGTTAACGCACAAACTAAAAAGTTAATTGACGGTCTTCGCCACAAACTATAACACCCCCGATAAAATATGAAAATAAGTGATTTTGTAGAATATTTGCCTACTGATTGGACGGGTTTGACGACAGCTAATCATATAGGCCAAATTTATGGACTAGAGCCTCAGTACGCTACTAAACTAGTTTCTAGACTTCTAGAGATTAATTTTGGAAACGATCTTGAGTCTTTTTTGAATCAATTCGACTCCTTGACTTTGGATACGAATGAAAGCTTCCGTTGGATGCTCCAAGGTAATAGTAGAAAAAACATTCCATTGCTTCGTTGTGAAGTAGATGGAGTCCCATCCCAACCAGCAGACCAAGTAGGTAAGTATGGTTCTAGGTTTACCCTTATATATGGTGAGCCCTATTTCTCCGATCAAAACTTGATTGTAGGTAATAAGAATGAAGCGTACCCTGTACGTATCGTACAAGAACCAACTCCAGTAGGCCCTAATGAATACCACTATCTCTGTGAATTATTTCACCCAGATGAAACAGTATTTATCCCTTTTGAAGAACTTCAAAATGGTACAAGGTGGTCTCGTGAGTGGACCCCAGTAGAAAGAACTCTCTCTACTAAAGGTGGTCTTGTGACTTACACCTCTCCCTTCTCTATGATTAACGACTTCTCCATGATACGTATGGAAGATACTCGTCCTGGAGATATGATCGACAAACCAGTTGCGTTTAGCTGGCAAGTACCTACAGGACCAGACTATACCAAGTCGGGTTCAGCACCAGGTAAAACTGATACTATGAGTACTTGGATGCAATATGCAGACTGGGAGTTCGAAACTCAATTTAGAGAAGAGAAAAATAAACTGTTGTATTTCGCACGTACAATGAAATCTTCTGATGGTACTTTCAAAAAGAAAGGAATCAGTGGGTACGAGATAATCCAAGGAGCAGGTATCCGTCAACAGATGGAGGCCAGTAACACAGCATACTATGGTGAATTTGACATCAAGTGGGCTACCGAAAGGATGTTGGATCTATCTGTAGGTAAACTATCTAAAGATAAACGTAAGTTTATTTGGAGGACAGGAGAGTGGGGTATGTACCAATTCTCTGAAGCCCTTGAAGATTATGTAGCATTGTATACCCCCTTGTTGGACCAGACTCGTGTAGTCGCTGGCAAGGATAACTCAATGACATACAAAGGTCAGTTCCTTAACTACATAGGACCTAATGGTGTAGAGATTACCGTCTCTCACGAGCCTATGTATGATAATCCAGAGAGGAATAAAGTTTACCACCCTAAGCGTGGTTTTGCTGAGTCATACCGATATGACATCTTGGACGTAGGTACTTCTGACGGAGAGCCTAACATCCGTAAGGTCTACAAGCGTGGATCTGAGGACATCTGGGGTGTTATTGAAGGACTAAGAAGTCCAGATAAACTCAAGACAAGGAATACTAGAATGGCTCACTCTACGGACGGTTACACTGTTCACAGAATGTGCGAACTAGGAGCAATGGTAAAAGACCCTACTAGAACAGTAGCTATTATACCATCAATACTCACAGGAGTAGGCGCTTACTAAGCGTAAAATAGATATAGGTATAGGAGGGGGTTTTTCCCCCTCCATTACTAGTTTAAGAACAAAAAGGCAAAATATAACAAAGATTATGGCAAATAATAAAAAAGAGAGTAGGGATATGAATTTTGAAGAGGTACCTAGTGTGGTAATACCCACCACACATAAACCTATACCAAGTTTTTCACTACCAAACAGAATAGTAAGAATTAAACCGATAGTACGTAAGAATTGGCTACCAGAAGGACATGATGGAGAATTTCTCTTGAGTCATACAAAAGAGCTGTTCTCTTGTCCCATAGATTCAACAGGAAACTTTGCAAAAGTGTTGAGTGAGGAAGAGAGGCTGTTTTTAGAAAAAAAGCTAAACCTCCTTCCTGGAGCAATGAGCCACTACTCTAAATCTTCGGCTAGAGGTCAAAAGTATTCTTTTTGGAGTCCTATGACCACCTCAGTATCTTTGGATAGAGATGGAAAAACACTCGATTTAGCTAATCCACAAGACTATGCTCATTATAAAATGCTGTTGTCCCACAGTGATCTTATAGCCCCTTCTTGGGACGATAGGAACAATAAAGCTACCTATAGGTATGCTATGGTGGATAATCAACATGAAGAGCTTACGGACTTTAGAAAAGCAGAAGCTGAAGCTGAAGCATGGCAGAAGTACTATGAAATGGGGAGTTCTGAAGAAGAGATGAAAGATTTCTTAGCAGTGTTCCACAATAAAAAAATACCTGCTGACAGCTCTGTAAAATGGCTAAGGGGTCAACTAGGTAAGTGTGTTAACGAAAATATGACTAGGTTTATGAGCCTAGCTAATGACCCAACTTATAGGACTAAAGTATTCCTAGAAAAAGCTGTAAATGCAGGGGTAGTTAAAAAGAAAGGAAGAGGTTTCTTCTTTATAGGTAACGCAGAAACTGTTTTTACAGCAACTGAGATACTAGAAGAGTTGGACCCAATAAACAACTCTGAAAGGTACCTGTCTGTAAAAACACAGATAGAAATGACCAATGACTCTAAGTAATGACAGCTAATGAGATGGCTTACAGTTTTGATGTTAGGTATGATGCCATATCTACATTATCCTTGCCTGGATATATAGACTCGGAGAAATCCTTGTTTCTTAATTTAGCTCAAGAGAGGTTAGTCAAATCTTATTACAACCCTGAAGGAAATAAGTACAAGAAGGGATTTGAAGGTACAGAGAAACGTAGGAAAGACCTTTCTAGGTTAGTAAGAACTTCGGTTCTTCCAGATGGTACCCCAAAATGTGTGTTAGTCCCGGGTAGTAGTGGTGGCTTAAGTTCTACTAGTAGGTACTTTACTTTACCTGACGACTTTTGGCTATCAATAGTGGAGTGGGGTTTTTCAAAAGAAGATACTACTGCAAGGCCTCCTAAACCTCTAGAGCCTAGGTATGATGTAATTCCTATAACTCATGATGAGTACAACATACAAAAAAGTAACCCATTTAATAAACCTAAATGTGGTAAAGCTTGGAGACTTGATATAACTACTGATGCAGGTGTAAGGTACCATGAAATTATAGCCGATGTACCATTAGTGCAATATCATGTAAGGTATATAAAGAAGATGAATAATATCGTAGTGAATACTGAAGATCCAACTACTCAAGTAGATTCCGAACTGGATGATACACTCCACAGAGAAATTGTAGATATAGCAGTAGAGCTAGCATTGGAAACAGTAGCAGACAGACGTTTCCAATCAATGAAAATACAAAACCAGAATATTGAATAATTAATTTTTAAATGAAAACGCATGTTCTCAAAACAACAATCAAATATCCTTCGCTCCCTTATTGTGGGGAATGCAGTGGATACTGTATCTGGACTAACTGCTGGAACCGATAAAATCTCAAGTGCGGCTTTTGCCACTGGTGAGGTAGTGGTTACTTCAGAGTCAGGCACACTATTGGATGCTGGTACTATAGCCAACTTCCAAAAAGTCCGTTTTACCCAATTTAGGGCTGATGGATCAACTCGCTCCTCTGATGTAGTGGATCTAGGTACTATTAAATCTGTAAGTTGCTACCCTTTTAGGGATGTTACTCAGGAGCAGACTGTTATAGGGTTTGACCCTACAACTAGTACTGGTGCAATTGATGTACTTAATCTAAACACCTACTACCTTCGAGTTTATGACCAAGCAGACTCTCGTTTGGGTTTTGCAAGTCAAAATATAATTCAATCTCATATGACCTCTGATGCCAACGCAACTCAGGCTGAGATAGCAGTTAAGCTAGTAGACATTCTTGCTGCAAACAACGAGCGTAAAGCTGATAGGAAACTATTGGTAGAAGCTACTGGTGATTTGTCGACTGCAACTACAGGCGCAGCTCCAGGAAGTACTATATTTACTAATGGCTCAAATGCTGCTACCTTCGCAGGTACAGCTGCTATAGGTGAGTATATATCTGTAAGTAATGTTATATACCAAGTTAAATCTGTAGTTAGTAATGTAATGATCTTAGATCGTCTGTTTACTGGAGCCAGTGCAACTGTTGTTATAACAAACAGCTTTCAAGTAACCTCTACTTCTGTACCTTGTGGTGTTCGCATCACAGGAACACCAAACTCTTTCCGAGCAGGAGACGAGTATTTCCGTGTAACCCGTTTTAAAGTGGGTCTACAGGATTTTGGAGATACACCAGTAAGAGAAGTTTCTAAAGGTGATCCTGGTATCGGAAGGTATGAGCAAGTCGCTGAGCTAGAACTTTGGTCTGAAGGAAACAACTTCCACTATTACAGGAAGGATTTTCAGTACAGGTTTACACCATCAGTTGTAATAGGGGCGGAATACAGCTCCCTTACTATTGAGTATTCAGAAACCACTCAAGGTGGAATAGGACCTCGTCCAGTTTCTCCTAAAGCTCTCACTTTGAACTTTGAGCTTACAGCTGGTAGCAGGCTTGCAGATGATGCTGGTACAGCAGGCTATAATGAAGCTAAACTAAATGCTGGTGGTGGTACACTTGCTGCAACTAAATCAGGGCTTGCTCTTGTAGATGCAATTAATGCCATACCAAACATAGCTTCTGTACTTAAAACCCGTTCAAACGGTGCTACTATTTTAGTAGGTACAGATTTGTAATTAGAACTAACCAATAAACTAAGATGGGGAGAGTGCCCTTCTCTCCCCTTTCTTTTACCTAAAAGGGAACATACCTATGATATCACTATCCTTTGACATATGTAATGACTGTAACACTCTAGTGTTTACAGAAGCTACAGGTATCTATAGTGCCACCAATTTAGGTGGGTATGGTTCTCCTAACGAAGCTTCAAGCTTTTTTACAGGAGAACTTTCTGTTTTTAAAAAAACAGACTCCACCAATCCTATAGCAACTTATACTATAATTCCTGATGGGTTGGGTACAGAAGTAATTCTAACACCACTTCCTGACGGTATATACAGGTTTGTGTATAGAATCACAGCTACCGATAGTAGTGTTTTATACCAAAACTCTAGTTTTATGTACTTTTATTGTGATATAAAAGAATGTTTAATGAACTGTATCACAAAAGATATAGATGATGAATCTAATATAGTAATGCTACAAATGTTTAACATGTTTTTGTGGGAACTAGAATATTGTGGTAATTATGAATCAGCAGAAAAACACAGGCTGAGATTAAAAGAATTGTGTGATATGGCCTCTAAAAAATGTAACTGTTAATGTGTAATTGTAGCTCTACTAAATGTTCGGGTAAATGTTCTATGACCCTACCTGTTGGACCAACTGGTCAAGATGGCCTTTCAGCTTATGCTATTTGGTTGGCCTTGGGTAATACTGGTGGCGAACAAATCTTTTTAGACACCCTTATAGGAGCTGACTGTGTGTGCCCTATAAGTAAGTATACTAGAGGGTTTACCACCTCAGCGACGCATGGTAGCTCTTCGGGGTTAACTTTTGATATTTCTGCAGCTGATTTAGCTCTACAAGGTGTAACCTCAAACCCACTATTGTGCGTAATGACTATATACTTCAGATCTCGTATAACAGACCCCTGGAGGCTCATAGCACCGAATTACGGTAATATAGGTTATAATGAAACTGGAGATGTCTTAAAAGATGTTGTAGTAAATACATCTGGTATCTCCCTGGCTTTTAATAGAGAGGGTCATTTTAGTGTAGTAGTCATAGGCTAATGACTGGGATACTTGAGATAATAGTCAGATCCAGAGTTGCACAGGCAATATGCTGCATCACACCCAATAGTACCATATGGGCTAATAGGTTGTGTGCAGGTATGGACGTGTGCGAAAAACAAATGTATGCATCTTTACTAATAAGTTTTATTACTAATAATGTATGTGAAGAAGAGGGTATACTTAAATCCAACTTTACAGAAGAACAGTTTTATACAATATTTGACAAGATTGCTGACCTTTTGTGCATAAGGTGGAATCTTTGTATTCAAGACGAAACAACAATACTTAACACCCTTACAGGGGATGTCATACAGTGGGTGGATTTACTACCCATAGACGACACTACTGGAGAGGCTTACCAATGGAATAATTAAATGACTAAGATAAAAGAACAACCGAATTTCCCTGTAATAGGTATTACTGATGCTGTCCCTGTAGATAGGAATACTTCTGACGGGTACATACTATTAGGGGACCTTAAGACACAATGGATAGACCCTATTGAAGATAGTGTTACTAGCCTTACTAGTCAAGTAGTTACTCTTTCTAACAACTACCTATTGAAAACAGGTGGTACTGTTACGGGTCACATAGACCTTACAGGGGGTCCTTACTCGGGTCGCAACGCAATAGATTATACCTACCTTGGTCAAAGGTTAAACGAATACCTTCAACTCTCAGGGGGTAATATGTCAGGGTATATAAAATTAAATGCAGATCCTACAGAGGGGTTACACCCAGTAACACTACAGTACCTACAAAGTTATGTAGGAGAACTACCTGTGGGGTTTATACATATACCAGAAATTTATGATGCTTCTTCTAACCTTATACCCACTACATATGCTGGATCTAGCATACAAAAAGGAAACTCTTTTAACATAATAAATGCAGGTACATTAAGTGGGTTATTCTTTTTAGAAGAAGGAGATTTTCTCATAGCATTAGTAGATACTCCAGGAGTAGTATTAGCTAACTGGATGGCTATAAACTCTAACGTGTCGATATCTACAGATATTGTAAGGGGTCTTATTGAGATAGCTACCCAAGCAGAGGTTAATATAGGTACTGACTATAGTAGAGCAGTTACCCCCCTAACTCTTAAAACACACCTAGATTCTAGATTAGTATTTAGTTCTATAGGCACTAATATATACGACACTCTAAGTGGTTACCAAATATTTAACTCTGGTAAAGTATTTTCACTGTTTTCTCCCACTACTACATTTAACAGCAGTAACTATTCGATAGCAATACAAGCCTCTGGAGGGATTATCACTGCCGAAAGGGCAATAGTATTAGGAACTGTAGGAAGATCTTCTGAACAGTCCCTAACAACCTATATGGAGAGTTTAAGGTTTTATGGGGGGCTTCAAACTAATCCTAGGCTGTTTACTGATAGTGGTAATATACAAAACACTGAGTTTATATGTATACTTAATGCTAACAGCTCCCCAGCAAGCCCTGTAAATATGCCAAATAACCCCAAAGAGGGTCAAATGCATATTATAAGAAATTCTGGCATAGGTACATATACACTAGATGGTAATGGAATAGAGTTTTCTCTTACAGATGGTACTAATGTGTTTACAATAGAAGACTTTAACCCAGGTAAGTCTATAGTAGTAGTGTACTCCTCAAACAGTTGGATAATCATTGCAGAAGGTACTACAGGTACTGTATCACCTCCTGGGGGTAGTGAATCTACCACAGCAAGTAATATAGGAAGTGGAGTAAATATATTTTCTTCTGAGGTTGGTGACGACTTACAGTTTAAATCTATTTTAGGCGCAAGTGGTATAACCATAACTGATGATGGACCTACTGTTACAATAGGACTCTCTGGTGGTGGATCTAGTATGACTAGCTTTAGCATTTCAGATGAAAGTACTACAGAAAGTATAACTAACCTGGAGACTCTTACTATAAGGGGTTCAAATGCTTTAACAGTTTCTTTAGCCTCGGATACTTTTACAATAGATTTAGATACAACAGGTACGTCTACAGGGGATACACTTAAAATAGTAAGTCCAGGGGTCTATGCTTTTGCAGCTCCAGGTGGTGGTGGGGCCTATACTTTTTCTAGTGGTTTAACTGATATCTCAGGCAGTGTAAAACTTGGTGGCACTTTATCACAAAATACATTAATAGACACATCCTCTTTTTCTTTTAGTGTAGGAACGGGCGCACTGTCTCTTGTAGTAGATGGAAATAACGCAGGGTTTAAAACTATTAGTAGTGAATCTCAAAAATATTCAACTACTTCTATTATAGACTATACAGTAAACTCTGGTTTAATACAAAACTCTTCTGATAGAGGGGCGGGTAGTGCAAATGTAGCTTACAACAGGATGAGGTCTTTAGACACTATTTCTGGTATAACCTCTCCAGTTACTTTTCAAACCTTTACTGATTTAACATATATAGGTATTGGCCCTGGAAGTGAAGCTGGGTTTTCTTTTGATTTTGGTACCCCAAGTGTGGGTAGTAATAGGGAATTAACTTTTAGAGCTGATTTATCAAATGCAGGCTCTACTGCAAGTGTATTTGTAGAGCCTGATGTAACTTGGTATTTTTTTAAGTCACCTTTTACTACCCTTTCAAACCACCCAGACCAAGGCACTGCTATAGCAGCAGGACTAACTTATGGACAAATGTACCACACCGATGGAGTGTTAAAATATATATATTAAAAATGTCAAACTCACTTTCATACAAAGAAATATACAACCTAAGAAAAGAAGATTCCTTATTGATAGGTATTAATATACACCAGAGTACTCCACGGCTTGCTAGGGTTAGTTATAAAACTCTATTAAGCTTATTATCAACAGATTTGTCAACGGGCTCTGGAGCAGTTGAGTCTGTTAATGCTAAAATAGGTATAGTAACCCTTAATGCACTCGAAATACCTTTTGATGGAACACTTACTGGCTTACCTGCAAATGTTCAAGGCGCAATTGATAATCTGTTTGCTAATAAGAATGTATTTACCAGTGGTCTTATAGATGATGGTAGTGGTACTATCACTTGGGGTGGAGCTTTAGATTACTATACTCAAATAACTAATAAGGATGGTGTATCTTTTCTTGTAGATGGTGTTGTAGAACTATCAATAATGAAAGATAACATAACCCTACAAACTTCCTTTATAGGGGGTCTTATATTACCTAGGTCTGAAGCTGTGGCTAATAATGTAGAGCGTGTAGAGGGTATGATTAAATTTGACACAAATAGCCAACAGCTTATGGTAGTTAAGAATGGGGTGTGGCACAATATTACTACAACAATAGTATGAGTATAAAAAATAACATAATAATAGCTATGGGCTTGGTGGTGTTAAGCCTTTTAAGCTGTAGTAAAACAGAAGTACCTGCAAAGAAAACTTTTGCGGATGTAGCTGAATCATACAGGCCAGATGACCTTTGGGATTACTCATACCAAAATAGGTATGAGCAGTTAGATACTAATATAGCCGACTACTATGAAGGGTTTGCAGAGTATTTTCCCTATGTGGAATATAGTACCCCCCAAGATCCTATTAATATAGGTAATTTAGTACATGGAGGCAATCCTTATGGAGATCTTAGGGTAGCTTTTGATACTACTAATGGTAATATATACGGGGCCTATTGGTTTGATACTACCTATCAAGGTCTAGAACTATCCGTTATTATCTACACCCTACGCACAGACTACTCGCAGAATTGGGTGTATGTAATCAATAATACTGATAATACAATAGTTCAAATACAGGGAGAGACTTTTACACAAGATTTTTCTACAACCCCCTATAATCAATATGGCTCTTTAAGGCTTTTTGGTGTACCTAATGTACCTAATATAGGCTCTTGGGATGTCAATCCCTTTAAGGATACTCAAAATAGGTTGTATACAGCAGCTAGGTGGGACCACGAAATAATACTAACACATAATTCTGGTGCTATATTAAAAGGTCGTTGCTACTCTTATATTAGAAATGGAGAGGGGTTAAGCCAATCTTTATTTCAAGGTCAAGGAGTCCTCAACAGTTTCCCTACAAGCTTAACACCTTTAAGTACACCTCTTTATGACTCACCCTTATATACTATAGAATACCAAGGGCAAGAAGTAGAAGTAGCTGTGTACCCAGAGTCTATGAATAGTTTTGTAATAGGGCAAAATTTCTATGATGTAATCCCAGGGGTTGCACAAGGCCAAACAGGACTCTGTAGAACCTATGTACAAGGGATTGGCCCTAACGGGTTAATAAATATACCCATGTCAGAATTTACTAGAATAAAGCATCGTTCTAATAGGGGTGCTGCTACAACCTTTAATGCACTATAAACTATGTACTTTACAGAGAATAATGAAAAACCAGAGTTACTACTCCCCCAAATGCTTGAAGATATAGAGCAAGAGTATAGTATGTTGCTAAGACAAGCTATAAAATTATTCCCTTAATTTAGTTAAATAATATGGACTACCCAAGACCCGAGAGCGTACAAGAATTTATGTTTGTTCTTATAGAGAAAATGAAAACATTAGAATTGTCTATGGCCCAAGTAAAAGAAGAAGCTAAAACCAAAGCTGAGAAAATATATATAGCATCTTTTGAAAAGAGGTTTGAAGATATGGTTATAATCACCCTACAATTAAAAGCTGTTTATGACGAGGAGCAGATTATAAGAAAAGATAGGGAGCAACAAGAAGGTGTTACAATGAAACTAGAAAATATTAAAAAAGAAAAACAAAAAGACTTGCTTAACACTATATACTGGAGTCTGGGTATATTAGGTGTAATCATTTCTCTTGTGTACACAGTAGCTAAATTCTTTGCGTAATATGAATTATATTAAAAACATTCTCGCAGCTTTAGGTATAGGAGCAGCCTCTGTTGTTGGTACAGCTACTTATTTTGAATATAATGATGTGCAAAACACTCAAGAACAACTTGGGGATAAACTTAAGTTTAGATACTCCGAAACAGCTAAAATAGAAGGTATTTATATACACCACATAGCTGGTGATATGACCCCTAAACAGGTTGACGATTTCCACAAAAAGAAATTTAATGGTGGGGGTATCTCTTACCAACTCTACTTTGATGACGGGACAACACAGTACGTGAGCCCATGGGATGTACTTAAATCTCAGGCGTCTAAGCAAAATACTATTTCCAGAGGTTTTGTTTTTAATGGTAATTACATGAAAGATACTCCAGACCCTAGAGATGTGCAGCAATTTCAGATTATGTTATATTCAACTTTAAAATGTTTCCCACATATTAAGTGGGTTAGGCCACACAATAAAAATACATACTCTGCTACAGACTGTCCCGGAATAAAACTAGAAAAAGAACTCACACCTTACTTTTTCAAGACTAGAGAAGAGATGCAACCCTGGTTAGAAAAGATGGACAAACGCCTAATGAATAGTTGTAATGACTCAGAGGAAGCGTTTATAGATGGGGACCCCTGTTAAAAAAACCTAAAATAAATTAGGTTTCCTCAGAAATTCTTTATACCTTTGTAGGTATATAATATAATAATATGGCAAATAAAGTAAAAATGGAAGAGAATAAAAAAGATGTTACAGATTATGAACAAGTAACGGGCAGCATGACTAGTGTAGAATCAAAAGATATTACAAAGTCTGAACAAAAATCTGCCTATAGCGAAGACTATACTATAAACAGTTCAGATATTACTGTTATAACCCAGATTTTTGAGTTGGCTAAAAAAGGTTGTTTAGATAATGATAACCTTCTTATGCAAGTAATAGGGTACAAACAAACCTTTATGAACAAGATAAACACCCTGGTAGGTGTTAGGGATTAATATAAAAACACTTGTGAAGATTGGGCTAGTCTTAGTAGGACTAGCCCTTCTTTATATCTATTTAGAACCCACTTCTGAAAAAGATGATTTTTCAAAGAAGCTTAGGGAGCATGAGAACTTAATAGATATTGCAGACCAATCAGAATCTACTTTAGAAGATCTTAGCATAATAGAGGGTTTAAATAATCAAAATCTTAAGGATATAGAATCTTATAGAAAGAAGATAAAAAGTTTAGAAAAAGAAATAAATGAAAAAATTCCTAATATTCGTAAGCTTCCTTCTAATTCTAGGGACAGCCTTTGGGCAAGTGTCGGGCAGTTTATCATTAGTTCCCGTCAGGATGCTGTACAACAACAAAGCCGTGATAGTATTCACAACTGAACAAGAAGCACTTATACTAGAAGGTTTTGTAAGGGCACTTCAATATAAAGATGCTGCTCTTTTATGTAGGGACTTAATAGATGAATTAGAAATTAATTTAGTAGTTAAGCAAAGTTTGATAAAAGATCTTGAGAGTAATCAAAAAGATTTTATTAATTCAGTAAAAGTCCTCATAATTAGTAATGAAGAGTTAAGGGGAGAAAATAAAAAACTAAGAAGAAAAGCCTCTAGGGGAAATAGAAAGTTTTTTGTAGGTACTGGAGTAGGTATTGCACTTACTACAACCGTAGCTCTTTTAATCAAGTCTTCACTAAATCCATAATAAATGAATATAAAAGAAGTAAAACAATTCTTAAGAGATAAACCTGGTTACCTTAAAGAGGGTAAATCAAGACTATCAAGTATACTAGAAAAACAGTTTGGTAAAAACATTTCTACAGATCTATGCGCCGAAGCAATACGAGATGTACGAGAAGAGCTAAATGGTACTATAGTAGTTATACAAGATAAGTCAACTGCTATTAGCACTGAAGGCTTAGCACTTAACTCTATGTGGCAATCAGCCAGTGGGGAGTGGTTAAAAAGCTACAAAGCAGTGGGGGTTACACTATCTGAATTAGATAGAGAAGATTTTATATTAGAGTCACTTAAAGATTTTAAGAAGTTTTCTCCCACACCATTTGGAAAAAGAGCCCCATATCAAACAGGGGATTGCCTAGTAGAGATATCTTTACCAGATTTGCACATAGGTAAGTTTAGTCCAGATAAGCAAAAAGAAGAAGCTATGCATTGTTTAAACACACTGCTATCAAGACTTCCTGCAAGTGCTAAAATAGACAGGTTCTTACTACCAATAGGTAACGACTTATTAAACTCCGACTCTAACTATACTACAACTAAAGGTACCCCACAGTTTGATGTGGTAGAGTATCAAGAGAGTTTTAGGAAAGCTTGGCAGTTAATGGTAGATATAGTTAATACCCTAGCAGAGATAGCCCCTGTGGATGTTGTAGTAGTTCCGGGTAATCATGATGAAGCCCGTGCATTTTATGTAGGTGAAGTTGTATCGGCATTTTTTGAAAACGACCCAAATGTAACTGTAGACAACAGCCTACACCCTAGGAAATATTACAGGTATGGTGCAACTTTTATAGGGTTTGCACATGGAGAAAAAGAAAAGCCCGCTGATCTCACCACAATAATGGCTAGGGAGGATAAGTACAACTACGCGTACAGTGAGTACACTGAATGGCACTTAGGTCACATCCACAAAGAGATGACACTACTTAAGGTAGTTGATGACATTCAAAGCACTAAAATAAGATTCCTACCTTCTATTTGTGATGAAGATACTTGGCATAAGGCAATGGGGTACAATAGTGTAAGAGACTCTCATGCAAATGTATACAGCAAGACTGAGGGCTTTGTGGCCACAGCTAATGCAAGAATAAGAACAGGAAAAAACAAATAAATAATGAGCACTTTAAATGAGATAGCATATAATATATACAGTTCTATCAGACCTCACATATCTGACGATGAAAGTATATCTTTAGATAAAATCAAGTTTGATGTTATCTCAGAAAGAGCAGCACTTATAAAAATGGATCTAGATAAAAATAGGTCTATAGATGATAATTTATTAAGCTATTTGGATTGTGTAGAGTTGATTGATGTGGATCGCTCTACCTGCCCAGAGCTTCCTTTAGACTGTTATGTAAAAAGGTCTAAAGATAAAATCCCTGTAGCGATAGAACTCCATTACGGCAGGGCTATTCAAAGAATTTCTAATACAGATGTACTAGGGGAGGTTTATAACTTAGTTGACTATAACCAAGCAATACACTCAGGCAGTAGGAGATTTAATAAAAAAACTGTGTACCCATTCTTTAGGGATGGATATCTCTTTTTTAAAAGTAACTCAGATCTTAATGTATTTCTATGCAATATAAGTATATCAATGGTACTAGAAGATCCTACAGAAGTTTTTAAGGGAGAGTCTTGTTATAATGCAGACTCTAAGTTTCCTATAAACAAATGGATGGAGCCTATAATTATAAACAAGATTAAGGAGATATACCTTAAGTTTGACTCTCAAATACCCTCGGATAAAGCTAATGACGCTAACTCACAGAACACTGAACCTGCATGAGTTACTTAAGGGGTGAGGGGAAGACAAATACAGATTTTGGTACTACACTAGCATACCAAAATCTAATTAAAAACAACCCCGAATTAAAGGGTAAGGTAACTCCAGAACTCCACAGTAAGATATTACACCAGTTTCACATACTACTCTTGAATAAGATGATACAAGAGGCATATATATTTAGTATGCCAGGTATGGGGACTATAGCAGTAAAGAGGAGAAAAATAAAAATTAGGTTCGAACCTGATGGTAGACTAAGAACATACAATCTTCCAGTAGATTATAACGAAACACTTAAACTCTGGAAAAGAGACCCAGTAGCGGCAAAAAGTAAAAGGCTAGTATTTTTTAGTAACGACCACACTAATGGTTGGAGGTACACTTGGCACTGGCATAGGAATACAAGAAAGAATTTTTCATTATACAAGTTCATACCTTGTAGAAATATGAAGCGGCAATTAGCCAAAGCATTAAAAAATGTGCATAAAGATTTAAGTTTTTTTGGAAAATGATATCAGGTAAATTTATAAAAATAGACGAGATTGTAGAAAGACTCTACGATCTTTACCCGTTTGTAAAAGACGTAAGTAAGTCTGATGTAGCTAACCTTGCAGGAGAAATCTTGGGGTTACTATCTTCTAGAGGGACTTTATTAGAGGACACCCTAGAATTAAAAATAGTTGAATATAGAGCAGAACTCCCCTCTAACCTAGTTCAGGTAGTGGCAGTAAGAGATCACTGCTCTTTGACCCCTTTAACGTACACTACAGATACTTTCTCATACTTAGTGTGTGATGACTCTGTAAATAGGTTTTGTACTTGCCCTGACACCTACAGGATAAACCCCAATTTCATACTCACTTCTTTTAAAGAGGGTACTATTGATATGTCTTATAAAGGGTTTGCAGTGGATGAAGAGGGGTTCCCCCTTATTCCAGATGACGAATCATTTAAAATGGCAATAGAGTATTATTGTGCTAAAAGACTTGGGCAAAAAGCCTATTTTTCAGATAACCTCTCTAGGGAGAAGTACACTGAATTAAAGCAGGAGGCAGCTTGGTATGTAGCACAAGCTAGAAATAAAGCTGAAATACCTTCTGTAGACCTCATGGAGGCTATGAAAAATGCTAAGTTAAGACTAATAACAAAGATAAATATGCACAAGCAAGGGTTCAAAACTCTAGGATACCCCGAAAGTAGGACTTTGCATAACTTAAGAAAAAGTAACGGTAATGGCAACATTTAAAAACACATATGATGGTGGTATAGATAAAGACACATCTAAAGCTAAGTTTCAACCAAATAGGTATTTTGAGCTAAATGATTTTAGGGTAGCCACTGAAGGTGGTCTATCCTCTTTTGCTTTAGAGACAGAGCGTGGTAATAAGTTTCAATTTGAGTTTCCAAGCATAGGTGGTATACAAAAAGTTACTATAGTAAGCGATGGTTCAAACATACTAGCAGGTACTCTAAACCCACCTGTGCAACTTCACTATTCTATATTGATTAATGGTGAGCCATCTACTTTCTATGGTGATGAGACGTCTAACCAAGAGGCTATATACAACAGTATCATAGGAAAGCCAGGAGTAGCCCTAAGTATATTAAATGGAGAGTATAGTGTGTATAACAAAGAGGATGGCATATATTTTTACACACTAACCTCTGCACCCACTTTAGCAATACAGTCTATTCTTACTGCACAACAACAATTTATTATAGACTCTTCGGGCCTTAGTATAAACCCACCTTTTACATCTGAAGAGTATATACCCGACATACCAAAAGTAAAAGTTATAGGATGGGGTAATTTACGTAATAACCTTATTCTTTTTACTACAGGAGGGGTAGGAGATGGTCAGATTTGGAAAGTCTCTTACGATGAAGAGCTAGAAGTTATAAAAGACTTACAAGATGGGTTTCTTACTATAAAGGACCACCTACTATACTATGAGAAGCTTAATTTTTCCATAAGCTCTCCTATACAAAATGAAGTTATAGGTAGGTATGAGAACTCAAGAACCCAAAGAGTTTATTGGACTGACAATCTTAATGCTGTTAGGGCTCTAAATATAGTAGGAAAGAATCTAATGGGATTACTACCTAGGGATTTGGAGATTAATAGTTATACATTGTGGGACCAGCCTGAAATACTAGAGATTAGATCAGGGGAAATACCAACAGGATCTGTTGTTTCGTTTGCATACAGAATGAAATCCACTGCTTTGGGTAAACTAAGTCAAATGTCTCCTGTTAGTAACCAACTACAACTTACCGAGTTTAATCCACAAGAAACACCCCACTGGAAGTACAAAGGGTCCCCCAACAACGCGAACAATAAAGGTAGGGGGGTTAGGTATAGGGTTAAGAAAGTACCAGGAGAGTATGACATAATGCAACATATAGCTATATATTATGTAAATAATGACGTGCCTAATATAGTTGTATTTAAAGAAAGTCTTAATAATACACAAGAGATTATTTATGTAGGTAATGAAGACCCTGTAGCTATACTGGAAAGTGCTGATGTAACTACTATAAACATAGGATTCACTACTGCAAAAACCTTATCTTATAAAGATAAAAGACTTATAGCAGGTAATCTTAAAGACACTGACTATAAAAAAATAGAACTTTTTGATACTAGGTCTTACAGGTTCGATGCAAACGAATCACTCCTGCTGGAAGGAAATTTAGGTGGGACTTATCAACACCCTTTTTTTCCAGACCCCTTGTGGTTTGATCTTATAGATAAAGAAGCAGATTGTATTTGCCCTTATAATAGTGAGGATGAACAAACTAGGGTCAATCTTGGCACACCTGAAAATGTAGCTCAGTATAAGTACAATATAAATGGAGAATTGGGGGGTAGTGGTAAAAATATATCTTATAGATTCGTGACTGAAGATATGATACTAGACTCTAAAAATATAGGAGATGTGTGGCCAACTTTAGTGGAGGACCCAGTGTTGGGTACAGGCACAGAAAGATTTCCTATAGCAAATGTGAATGAGACCTTTAGATTTTACAGAACAGAGAGTAACGGCATAACTGGTAGGGCACACCTCCTAGCTCACACACTACCCTCTCACAAAGACCCAGTTTTTACTTCTTTGTACACAGGTTACACCAGAGACGAAGTATATAGGTTTGGAATAGTGTTTTACTTAAGAAGTGGTGGTATTTCTCCTGTCAGTTGGATAGGAGACATAAGGTTTCCTCCTATACTAAGTATACCCTTCTGTTTTACAGCCACATCTTCGATAGGGCCCGTAACTTGGGGTAAGACTTTAGGTATAGAGTTTTCTGTAAATATAGAGGAAATAAGAGATAATATTATAGGGTATCGTATAGTCAGGGTAGAAAGAAAGGAGAAAGACAAAAGAGTCTTAGGTGGTGCTTTGAGGACTAAGATATCCAAAGTTAATGGGATATTCCAATGCCCTGCTACCCCCTTTGCAGCGGGTGAAGATAGTGGTTATATCAGGCAAAAAAATAAATTTGCACTTATTTCTCCGTTGACGATGCTTGAGGGGACTTCTTATGACTTTTCTGGATCTGTTTTGTTACAGGAAGAGTTTAATTTTTTGACCATAAATCAAGCTAAGTACATTAATCCTGATGTAGACGGCCAACGTCTGAATGTATATACACTAAAGACTCCCTACATACCATCTTGGATAGATTATGAGCCTAAGGAGATAAAACACCAAAAGCTTATCTACAAAAACACTGAAACAACTTTAGATGGAGATACTTACTCCACTCAAACTGCGGTAACTAAAAGACACATAGTAAAGACTCTGGATTGGCCCATCTTTGACACCTTTAGGCCTTCTTATGTTAATTATATTAAAAAAGATGTAGTGCAATATGATGGTGACACTTATTTTAACAGAAGTATTAGTATATATATACCTTGTTCGGACTACGTACCTACATTTAAATCTAATAGCAATATAAACCTAAAAGTTTTTGGTGGGGATACCTATATAAATTATTTCGACTACGAACTTCAGTCTAGTGTAGAATTCGCTCTAGCTACATCGAAGGTTTCTGTGGGTATAGCATTTCCTGTAGAAAGTTCTTTTAACGTAGGACTAAGACAACATGAGACTTTTAATGATAGGAGAACAGCTGTGGTCTTTCAAGACCAATTCACAAATTCTGTAGTTATTTATAATCCAGTATACAACCAAAGTTCTAGTATAACTTCTCTAGAGTCACTACCGATTAATATAGAGCTTGCTACTGAATTCCCACATAGAATAGTTGTAAGTGAAGAAAAACTAGACGGTGAATTAGAAGATGCTTGGAGAGTATTCCTACCCAATAACGTAATAGATGTAGAAGGGGTATACGGAGAAGTTAATAAACTAATTACTCATGCAGACCAATTAGTATTTTACCAAGACAGAGCTTTTGGTACAATACCCATTAATGAGAAGCTTATCCTTGCTAGTCCTGATTCCTCCCCAATAAGATTAGGTACAGGAGATGTGGTCTCTAATTTTAAATATATTTCCACAAAAACTGGGGTTCAACACAGAAATGCTATAGTAAGTACTACTGAGTTTCTTTATCACTTAGATTCTAGATTAAAAAAGATATACAAGTTTGGAAGTAGTGCCCCCCTTTCTGATGTAAAGGGTCTTACTGAGTTCTTTAGTAAAAATATAGATGGTAAGCTTATTCTTAATGAGAGTATAGATATATCTGGAGTACCAAACTCCAACTACAATATACAATCCGTATACGACCAAAAAAACAATAGAGTGTTGTGGACTGTTACATCTGGTGTTAAATCTTTTACTATAAGCTTTAATGAACTACTAGACTCTTTTGAGGGATTCTACTCTTATAAGCCCCTACTATATCTTAAAGACGACTCTAGGATATTCTCACTAGACCCTACAAGTGGTAATAAGGTGTACATACAAGATACAGGAGATTATGGAGTGTATTTTGATAAACCACCTGTAGAATCTAATATAACCCTTATTATAAATGGTCAAAACGACTTTAGTAAAGAGTGGAATAACTTAGAGTGGAACAGTGAGTGTATTGGCCCTGATGGGTTAGATATATCCGAGACTTTTTCTAGGCTTAGTATAAATACTGAAGTGCAAGATACGGGTGATATCAGCCCTATAAACCCTCTTAGGAGGACTTGGAGGACTTGGAGAACTGTTGTACCTAGAGACCTTACAGAAGGTAAGAGCGCTCGCATAAGAAACCCTTGGATATTTTTAGAATTGGGGTACCAGAATAATGAAAACAAAAGATTTATTTGTCACGACTTAATCTCCCACGTTCAGGATACTTCTTTTATGCCTTATACTAACAATAAGCCTAAAGAGACTTAACACAACTACTTAAGAAAAAAGACCTAACACCCTTTAATTGTTCATAATAATTATGTACCTTTGTAAATAGGGGCTAAAATGACTAACTCATGCCAGATAATAAAAAGACTATAAACATAAAAACTAAAGGGGGAAAAACTTCTGTAAAAGGAAGTTATGGAAACTACGACTCTTTAAAAGAGTTTTTAGAAAAATATAGAAACAACTTAAATCTTGAAGAACAAGTAAAAAAGATCTACGGGACCCCAAGGCAAACCGATCAAATAGATATGGCTTATGGTGGTATTACAGGTACACCTTCTATAGGATACCAAAAAACAGATTGGTCTAATTGGGGAACTTCAGGAGGTGCTACAGGTGGCATCCTAGGAATGGGTACTACAGGTACTACAGGTACTACAGGTGGTGCAGGTGGTGCAGGTGGTGCAGGTGGTGCAGGTGGTGCAGGTGGTGCAGGT